TAATTCTGTTCCCGCTGCCAACTGATATTCTTAGTTTTCCAAGAAGATATGAAAGCTGCATTAGCCTTCTGTGTGGTTGGCGTAAGGAACTCAGCCAGTTCTGTAGGAGCAAAGGCTGACAGATCGTTAGCTTCCACAAACTTGTCGTAGAAATTCTGAGAGAACTTTGCAGCCGCTGCAGGGTTACCATTCTTGTAAAGCTGTTGAGCTTCCAGAGCTACGTTTAGATCTGTAGCATACTTGTTTGCCAGTACGTTTAGCTGGGATACACGATAACCTTTTCTCAGGTAGGGGCTTTCACCTTCATCGATGATACCTTCTCGTACTGCATCCCCGATAGACAGACGGGTCTTGTTATATAATTCTTGTCCTTCAGCGAACTCACGTTCAGCCGCTCGCTTCTCTACGTTACCGAAAGCTCTGTCAGCTTTCTGGCTTAACCGTGAGAGGTTCTCAGCTAGTGATGCGAAGGTGCTATTCTTAACGACACCCCGTTGGTATATATCCACTGGTTGAGCCGTAGGGCTTACAGTTGGTATTTGGTTCTCGAAGGGGTTACCGACTACTGCTCTAGCCATATCACGCCTCCAAGCTTGCTAGTCTGTTTGACTCATCCATATAATTAAGTCCGAAACCTGCTATGGGTTCCACGACATTGAATAAGGTTTCAGCGAACCCTACGGGCTGCATTGAATTAACTCTGTTTGTTGCTTCTGTCTGATATGCCAGCTTGTTCATTTCGTTCTGAGCTTGCATACCTTCTAGGCGCTGAGAAATCCTATCTGCTAGGACACCCTCAGACCGCTCGAAGTCATTAATTAATCTAGCTACGTCCACGCCTTGAACACCAGCACCAGCCGCCGCTGCGCTTGCAGTACCCTGTGCCTTCATAGCTTTGAGGTCAGCGTCTTGCTTCTGTTGAGATGCTTGTTTTTGTTCTTGTAGGATCTGTAGGTTTGATTGTTTTGATTTTAGGAAATAGGCATCCTTAGCTGATTGGGCGTTTTGAGCTACTGCAGCGTTCTGCTTATTAGAGGCATCTATAGCACCTAATACTCCAGTTGCTGCACTAATACCTTGAATTGCTAGTGCTGCCTGAGAGGCTGCAGCCGCTGACCCTACTGCACCTACAGTAGCGCCTGTCATACCTGCGCCAGCCGTAGCCAATGCCATTGTTACTGGTTCACACATTTTTGCTTATCCTTAGAAATTCGTAGAAGGGCCTCTGTTCAGCCCCATACTTTTCGTGCTTTTGAATGAACGTGAAGCCCATCCATTTCAGCCACTTTATGTGTAGGTGATTTCGAGCATCGACGCAGTTAAACAGCGCCAAGTACCCATCTGATAGGTACTCCAGTGCTGCCTTACTTTTACGCAGAAAGGTCATCTGATGTTGATAGATGTCATCTGTTGCTGTCATCCAGACAACCCCTGCGTCCATTGTTGGTGAAGGTACGACACCGCATACACCCACCCTCAGACCTGTTGAGGTTCTAAGGGTCAGGGTGATGTCTCCAGCTAACAGACCAGTGTAGAGAGCATCCCGCACAGGCTTACCTGTTGCAGCGGAACACTCATCTATATCTGCTTGTCTTAGTCTAGGGGAAAGGTAATCGATATCTTCAACCGTTGTAGGTGTTAGATATTTATCCATTTACTCTTCTTGATCTGATGTGCATTGAACCTTCCCACTCAGCCGATAGGAACTGGCAGGGCAGGTGGCTATCACTTTCGATGATTACACTCAGCCTGTCTGCCTTTGACATAATAGGAAACCTAAAGTCACCTGAGGCTAGTGTGGTTGTACCAAGTACACCTGCACCGCCGCCGACTACACGACCTGTGTAATCAAACGAACCGCCAAGCCCGTAGGATTGTAAGGGTCTGTGTCGAGGTAGTACCTTAGCAGTGAAATCACCGGAGTCTTGATATCTCAACAGCCAGTGCTTGATCTGTAACCGTCCACCTGTAATAGCTACGCGCCCACCTTTGGCTGTAGGTTCTTTCATCGTTGGCTCAGAGAACTCATAGGTCATTGTATACTTCTCACCTATAAAGAATTCTGTAGCTGATTTATCACCTATTACTGTCAGTACATTCGATGAGCCTGTGTTAGTTATGATGTTACCCTGATTAGCTCCACGAGTTACTATAACTGGTGTGGTTAAGGTTACAGGCAAAGTAATAGCAGTTGTGTCTGCCGTTGAATCATAAACACGAGTGCAATCAGTTTCACTTAACCTGAAGTCTAATCTGGTCACATAATCTTGATTAGTGTCAAACCTACCTGAGTCAAAGTTCATGGTATATAAGATAGTCTTATTATCCTTATTACCTACTACATATAAAGCACTACCAATGAACTCAGCGTTAAGTATCTGCAGTCCATTAAAACTATACTTAAACCAAGCTGACTGCATCTTCTCTCGACCAGAGAAGTGCCATTTGTAAACATACATCGCACTGGTCTCTGTAGATGTTAGACAAACCAGAGCATTCTCTGATGTACTCGCAGCCATCTCAAAGACATTATCAGGAACGTATTTAGATACATGGCTTGTTATGTCCTGTGCATCTGATCGATCTGTATCATCAATAACGTAATATTCTCTGATCGACGTAAAGCCTCCACGGTCTGCAGGGAAATACACAACACTACCAGCGGCTGCAGGTTTAGCTGTTGTACTTGCCTCATACTCTGTGGTCTGGCTAATTGAAGTATTCTTAGGAGTAAGAAAATCCCCACCCTTGAATATGAATTGTGTCTGGTCAGAGAAGAGTAAAAGCTTCCGGTCAAAAGGTACGGCATGTCTTAGTACAGAAACCTTTGTGTGACTCGCAGCTATGTCAATCGGATCGTCATCTAACAAAGCTCTCGCAGTCTTACCAAAGAAATCAAAATACTGAGAAGTACGAGATAGAATTACATTCTCACCTGATAGAAGACCTAGACGGTTCTGAAAGAAAAATACATCAGAAATCTTTTGACCAACGAAGGTTGGCTCTGGAATCGATGTCTCATCCCCTGCAGCCCTATCACCCCAATTAGCTTCCTCTAGTGTGAATGAACCATCAGCCTGTCTGATTAGCAGGTGAGGCATTGTAGAAGCGTTAAGTTCGTAGGTTATGTTAGGCTTTACTGTCTCAATGTAAGTACCACTAGAAACCTTGTTGGCGTCATCAGCAACAAACTTAACATAGTAATCATCAAAGTTATTTGTCTGGTCACCTTGAACATGAGCAATAAACCCATGAGGCGCTTGTTGTGGTAATTCGTCAAACCTTTGAACTGTGCCTGATGTAGCGGATAACCCTGTGTCACCCAAGCTATCATAGGTTGCCATATCAAATAAGGCATTCCCAGTTTTGGTTATAACAACCGTACTACCATCAGCATACGAAGTGAAACCTGAGACACCATTGATAGCTGCAGCTAAACGAGTAGCAATGCTAGTTGTTCTAGTTTCTGTCTGATCTGTTGAGCTTGTAGTGATATTGGCCGCTAAAGCATTATCGAGATACACTGAGTATCTTTGGTTGTAGTCACCTTGCTTAACAGCAATCAAACCCGTGAAGGGAAACAGAGGGGTTGTTGCAGTGTTCATAGCAACTGTTTTAGTTGAGTTCACTATAAAGGTGTAATCAGCAACTGTAACAGCCCTGAAGTCTGCAGTAGGATTACTTGAGTCAAGATAAGTAGTGCCATCAGGATATGTAACTGTCTTAGCGTTACCTGCTAGATCCGATATACTTATCTGGTTCGATGCATTGATGAACATGAAATACCGCTCTGTGGCATCTCTGTTAATCAAGTGAATGAAAGACCCTGCAGTAGTTGTATTACTCAAGATCGATGTATGTTCTAAAGGTGGTCTCTTCTGCAGACCTTCTACCAATGAGGGGAATGCATTCTCTTGTAGTTCTGCCTGACTAGATAGACGTAGAGATGGAGACTGTTGTGAAACACCTTGAACTAAATTTGGTATAGCAGAACTGATGAGAGACATTACATTAGTATCCTCTGATTAAACCCACGGTTAAGAACACGAGCTACTGAATAATTATCCATCATGTTGTAATCGGCTGTATCACCCTCGTATGCCTTCAGGTCCATCAGGGCCTTCTCTTCATCACGGGATGTCATTTGATTTATGGTTGATGAGTTAATCATCCGATCTGCGTATATACGGGCTGCACGGGCAGTTATGTACTTCTTGGCTATCTCTGGGAGAACTAAGAAATCTTGAAAATATACAATGTCAGCAAGTATCTTCGAGTTAAACGTGTAAGTACGATCTAACAGGTTGAACAGCTTACCCTCTCGTATGACAATATCATAATCCCTACTATCAATCCTCGCTATATTAGCTGGAAGGGGTATTTGATTACTAATGTCTGGAGTTAAGGGAACACTATATTCTGTATTGAAGTGCCAGCCCATAGACTGAACTTCTCTACTCGATTCATTAATTACTTGATTTGCTATTGTTACATCGGTGACTTGGTTACCAGTAAGCGTATTAACAGGAGCTTCACCAATAGTAGTTAGAAGAATGTTGACCGCTTCTAATTCGGTCATTGCGCTTGGTATTGCCATAGTTACCTCGAAAAGAAAAAAATGGGCCAGCCCAAATAGGACTGACCCAAAGAAGAATTAAGCAGACTTAATTTCTACTGCACATTCTGGACGCAATACGCCGTGGCCCATCGCATACTTAGCAGCCATCAGTGTACCTTGGTACATGACTTCAAAGTCACCTGAAGTGCGCTCGACTGCGAGGTCCATGAGCTTCACAGTACCTACAGCTTGCTTCTGCATAACCAGTGCTACTGTGTTCGAGAAGTCACCTGAGTAGGTGTTGTTCTCGCCAGACACGGCTGAAATGTTGCTTGAAGGCAGGTTGTTAGTCTTAACAATCTGAATACCTGCAACGCGCAGAACAGTACCATCGGCGTATACACCAGCACCACCAAAGTCACGGTTAATGACATCAGTAGTCTGTACCAAGTTGTAGTATTGTGCAGGGGCTACGAGAGCCACACGCTCATTTTCAGGAACGTCTTTCTCATCCAATACTTTAGCAGCTTCAAAGATAGAAGCAGCCAATGATGCACCGTTAGTTGCAGCGTCTGCATCAGTCAAAGCAGAACCACCGTTCTGACCTGTGATAGTTGCGGCTGAACGAGCGGCTAATACACCTACACGCATTGTACGAGTGTCAAATTCCTTCGCCAAAGCCATACCCAAGAGGCGGCTATACTCAGCGCGTACATCATAGTGATTCTTAGCTTGATCGATATCCGCGATAAATGTGTCAGCAATAAGTACGTCATCGATGTTGATTACGATTTCGTTGTGCTTGATTGCTTGAGTACCCAGCAATGGAGTACCTACAGTGTGGTAAGCTGCGTTAGCTTTACCTGTCACTGGGAAAGATGCTGATTTACCAGACGCGATTGTGCGTGAGGTATGAAGATCTTTCATTACGTTAGTTTCATCGAAAGCAGTCAGGACTTCACCTGCGAATACTTTCAGGAATAGAGCGTTAGCTGTTGCATAGTTACTTGCCGCTGCTCCATTTACCACGCCTAAGCGTGATGCTGTTGCGTTTGCCATTATAAACAAATCCTTGGAATAAATTAAAAGGGAAATAACTTTCACTCTTACTTACAAAGATTGTCGGACGCATCCGGTCTGAGTGTTCATCGGTCTAGTTCGACTGCCTAACGAGGCATGTCAGTTTCCTCTCAAGCTAATTCCGCTGCAAAATAAATCATAGCTGCAGTTCCAGCTAAGAATATTAAGACACCAAAGGTGAGGCTAATACCCCAGACCAGTTGGTCTCTAGCTTTTGCTTTTCGTTCTAACTCTTCTTTATGTCGGACACGGGCTGCAGTGAGTTCCTTCTGAAAGGAATCCCAAAACCCTGAAGGTCCATATAGTCTACAGACAGACCTGAGTTCATCCATAGCTTCTTTATGCTTGGCCTTTGCTTGAGCAATAGCCATAGCTTCTTCTGCAGGTGCTCCTAGTTTACTGATAAAAGATCTATGCTTACCAGCATCAGCCAACTGAATCTCTGAATCTAGTTTAGCCAATCTACCTGCTAGGGGCATGATTGATGTTAAATCTTTTCCAGCTTGTACTGAAGAACTGATGGCACCAGCCACCTGCGACACGGCTCCCGCCAGCATCAACACATCGATCATTACTTACCCCTAATTAAATTATTTTTTACGGGCAGTCTTTGCCGCACGTTTAAAATTCTTTGCTGTAGGTGCCCCCTTAGAGCCAGCCTTACGCATCTTTTCACTGCTACCGTTTGCTATACGCTTACGCTTGGCATGAATGTTTTTATAAAGAGACATAGGTTCTCCTGAAATTGATGGGGGCAGTACCCCCACCAGAGCTTCATTTAAAATACTGAGGACCGACCTAGCTTATCTTCAACGTCCTTAGTGTACGCTGAGTCCTTGCCGTATCGGGCATCCTTCATGGCAGCTACTACTTCTGCAGTGCTGCGGAATTCATCTTTAGCTGGTGATGCAGACTTTCCAGATAGCAGGGTAGGTTCAACACCACCTGCAGCTTCTCGTTTTGACATAAGCCACTCCACTGCCATCTTTGCGTTGTCAGTGCCTGTGCTAACCATGTTGTTATAGAGTTCTAATTCATTAGTCTCCATGTTGTCCTTGGCCCAGCCCGTGAGTTCTTTATAACCCTCAGAGCCACCTGCGACTGACATAACTGCATCTGTGTCTGCAGTCTGTGTGGATTGCATACCCTTGATATACGTTTCCACCATTTCACGAGGGTATCCCATACCTTCCAGTTCTGTAAAACTTTCATCAGTTAGGGAACCTTCGCTGGCAAACTGATTAGCAAACTTGTCGAAGTTAGGCCCCTCACTTTTAGGTGCTTCAGCCTCTTCGACTGCCTCTGGTTCCTGTGGTTCTTCACTAGGACCGGACAGTTTCTTTTCAAGCTCGCCATAGGATTTTGCCATATCCTCTACTGTAGCGAATTTCTCTGGCAACCATTCAGGTCGAGCAGACGAGTTATCCTGTTCTGCAACGGGTGCATCAGGGCCAGTCTCTGCTTCTGTTATGGTAATACTTTCAGCCATCGTTAAAAATCTTCCCTCTTTATCGGATTACTCTTAACTACCGCTGGTGCTGCCAAGGGTTTCTTAGGTGCCTCAGGCTTCTGAGGCTCCTTGCTGTCTTTGGCTTTCAACATATGAATTTCCTAATTGCTTAACGCCCTCTTGGACTGCAGAGGGTCCAGCTTGCATAGCCATTTGCTGCATCTGTGCCTGTTGCATCTCTTGAGCGATTTGTTCTTCTGATTTGATTAGACCTTCAGTGTCGATGCCTAAGGCAGTCGCTCTACGTTTGATATAATCTTGAAGGTTGACGTACTGTGCCAGAACCTCTGGTCCTAATGCTTGTGTCATGCCTTGGATAAACAGATCTAACTTGCGTAGGTCATGTCCACGACCAAGTGCTTCCATACCTGTAACGATGGTAGGCTTAACAACGTCCTCAGGAAGCTTAGGTAGCTTATTGGCACGGGTTAATACTTCCATCTTACGGTTGACGTAAGGAAGCTGGAACTCCTGTGACAGGATTGAGTAGATACCTGATAGGGTATCCTCTAGTTCTCCTGCGAGGTATCTGATTTCTTCTGCAGTGACTCGTTCTCCATTCCGCTGAACTGAAGATTGAAGCATAAACTGTTGGGATAGTCGTTCTTCGATTCCTTGCATGGCTTGGTAGGCCACCCGAAAGTCATTGAACTTGTCCATTTGTAGGACTGAAACATCGTTACGGTTCCCTTCGATGATTGCTGTATTCTCAGCTTGAGCAATGCTACGCATCCTCGTAGTGCCATTAGGGTTCACTAAGAATAACACCTTAGCTGCAGCGGCTGCGCCTTCTACGATAGCTTGGCTGAGACCTTCTAGTGACTTGAGGTCACCTAGTAGTTCTTCAACAAACCCCCGCCCGTAGTCCTCACCGTCAATACGGGAGAAACGTAAGGGTAAGAAGGGAACTGCATCAGCTTTGTATTTACCTTTGGAACCAGCAATGACGCTACCTTTCACCTCTTGATAAACTGTGAAGAAAGCATTCTTTCTCTCAACGTGAGTATAGACCTCGACGGTCTTCTCATCGCCCTCTAGTTTACCTTGGATGTTAGCGGCTGTTGCTTTGTCTAATGCGTTTGGTGAAACATTCTCTACCATGACAACTTCAAGCACATCACCATTCGGTGCTCTTGAAACCACATAGCTGTCTAAATGAATCACACGAGTTTTCTTTGGATCGATATGTAACAGTACGTTACCACCGACGATTAAATGTTTGAGCGCCTCGTGTACCGCAACCCTGTCACCGGACGATTCAATCTCACTCATCACTGCCCGTTCATACTCACCCAATTGTTTTTCAACATTGGTTCTAGCTGCAGGTTCTTGAGCCATCTCTTTAAGAGTGTAAGGCTCTACCATAAACCGGAAGAAGGGAGCATTTGGGGGCATGAGAGCTAGTGAAAGCTTAGATGCTAAGTTGTTCACTCCACGAGCGCCTATACCCTGAAAGGGTGTATAGAGGTCACTGGTTTCGTTATGTGTATCCTGTGGGATTAACGATGGAATGGTTAGCTCTGAGCAATCTCTAGCTCTGTCGAGATATGATTGTCTGGTTTGTTCGAGTTGATGGTAACGCGCTTCAGCGGTTCCCATGCTCATTTAAATCCTCACTGGTTTATCTGAAGGCCAGTTCCTGAATCCATATTAGCAACGGTTGGATCTAAATCCACCATAAGCTGCGAAGTTCCAGAGGCTGCGTTACCTGCATTTAATTTATCAGATGCCAGACCAGCCTCAGGTGCAGACGGGTCATACATATTTGTCATAACCGGAGCCGCCGCTGGCGGTGCCGCTGGGGGCGGTGCAGGTTCTGGAGCCTTGGGGCTGTTAAAAAAGCACATGTGCTATTCTCCTAAATCTGAAGACAGTTGGTCTTCGTGAAGTTGTTTTATCATTTCCACGACAGACCGCTGACCACCTCGCCACATCAATGCTGTGTGTGTCTCATTGTATGTGGGGGATCTATCAGGGAATCGCTTGTCTAACTCTTGAACGAGTTCTTTTGATATATATGGGAACATTAAGTCATCCTTAGGGGGCAACCTAACTTAATAGGTTACCTGATTGGACATGCACCTGTAGAACATCCATCATCCTCTAACTCTTCGAGGCTGTTGGCTGCTTCCAAGTCAATGGGTTTCAGTGTGGCTGCGTAGGCTTTGAATGTTTCCTCATCCACCACCTCTTGTGGCAGGTAAGGATACCCAAGGTCTTCTGCAGTCTTGGTTGGATCGTTACGGTAAATGAATGATACACCAACAAAGTTATTCCAGTTCTTTAAGAACCATTCGATAATCTCTTCGATCTCTGTCTGGTCATAACTAATGGTTACTGAACAGTTGTGGTCAACGTAGTGCTGCATCATCATCTTGTATCGATCTAGCTGAGTGATAGCTGTCTCTAAGTTGACATGCTTACCATCCACTGTATCGAAGCTGACACTCTCATAAGATACGGGGAAGGTAGCCAAGACACTATCACCCCCTTGACCTTCATAAGGGTCAGGAAAGACACGGTATCCAGCCTCTCGAAGAATAGGAACGAGGGGGTCGTGAATACTGAACTTGATGTTATTGAAGATATACTTGCCAAGGGGTTTGTGAACTCCTTCTGTAGTTGACATGATTTTTGAGAGGGTTCCACTTGGCTTGACCGTTGTTACAGCTTTCGAGCGGGGTAATTTTAGATCGTCAGCCATTGAGTGAGAGCCAGTGATTGCAGCTTCTCGTAATAAATCAAACATCTCAGGTTTATCTAAGTGTTCCCATGTCACGATGCCTGTCAGCCCTACACCTGTAAGTCGTAAGAACTCGTTAAGCTCATGCCAGCTACGCTGCAGCACACCATCATCTAAGTTCACGCAAGTCTGCCTGTAGTTTGCGCGCGCGATTAAACGTATCCAATGACGCACAACATGAATATCAACACCGTTGGTTTTATTGAGGTCAAACTCACATAAATTACAGAAGCTCTTATTTCCTAAGAGTATCTCAGCACATGGATTCACACCTTTGAACCAAGGTGCTCTGCGTGTTGCTTCTGAGGCGTTGATGATAGCTGGTTCAGATCCACCTGCCTCTGTCATAAGCTGGAATATTTCAGCTAACTCAGAGCGAGTAGGCTTATCCCAGAACAGAAGAGAGTTATTAGACTGTGCCCGTTGAGGGTTATCAATCCAATGGTCCTTCTTAGCCTTAGCAAAGCGTTCCCAATCCTTAGCGCCATATGGCATCACTGCAATCTCTGCAGATCTACGAGAGGAGAGGGTGGTACCTAGCCAATTGATGATATCAAGGATGTCGATACGATCTAATAGCTGCCCAGCGCGTCTATTGAGGATGTCACAGATCTTCTCGAAGGCTACACTGATGGTACTGTCACCGGAACTAATCCAACCGTAACCGGATAGTCGTTCACCGGATGGTCGGATCTGTGAGAAGTCTAAGACTATCTTATCTACAGGTTCTTTAAGAGCTAGTATCTTACCGATAGACTTAGCCCAAGCTTCTGCACTATCGCCAATCTCTAGGTGCCATTCCTTACCTCGACGCCACGCATGGTTACCATCTGCGCCACGGTTGGTTCGAGTGGAACGTACAACCTCAATCTCTACAGGTTTAGCGAAGCCATTCAGGGTTCCAACCACAGGCTCGAAGCCTACACCGCATCCCTGTAGGAGCAGCCACATAGCATCAACCACATCGTGGACTGTCTCCACCTTGCCAAAGCTACAGTTGAACTGTGAGGCTTCTCTGCGCTTTGCAACGTCAGTTCCACCTAGCCACAATGTGCGCCCAGAAGGACAGGCGATACGCTTGAGGAATAACTGTCTCAGTTCCTCTAGCTCACACCAATCTTGTGGTGTTAAGTCTTCTTGTTTAGCTCTTTCCCATAGCCATTTCTGGTGCTGGATAACACGGTCAATAGTTTGTTCCCATGTTTCAAATTGTTTGCCCTCTGTATCTAAGGGTCTGTTATATGTGCGCCGTGTTACCACCTGCGCTCTTGTGTCAGTTGTCATCGAGTATCCCCACTGCCCTTTAAGACCCCTCGTTCTTTGCGAGAGGCTAGTTTCTTTCTGTTCTTATCTGCTACTACTGAGAGGTCTGTTTCGAGATAACGAGCAAGCTCGCTGATAAACCAAAGCACATCACCTATCTCATCGATAAGGTCTTCCTTAGGAAGCTCACCGTCCTTGCGATAATACTTTGCTACTTTACCAGCTACCTCACCTGCCTCTGCAACCAGACCAAGGCTCAGATATTCCAGTGCTCTTGCATCTGGGTAGATAGCGGTTGTCGCTGCATCTTCTTGGTAGTGATTAAAAGTTAGTCGGGGTGCAACTAGATCGAAATGCCATTTAGCCATCACAATAACTCCTCGCCATTGATCTGGTTGATACGCATTTCACAGTATCTCATAACCTTTTTTAGATCTGTTACCTCACTTTCAATGGCACCCATGTTAGGGTACATCTTATGACCTGCTCGAAGGGCATACTTAACGATGTTACCTAGATGAAATGGTAGGTCGTTCTGCATGATGAAAGTGATTGGTTCTATGGCATAGCGAGTGTAGTGCGGGGGTTCTTTTACGATGGTGTCCAAGGTATTACCTTTCCAGTTTCTTTATCAAAGTCTGAGGCATGACAGATGCGAGCCACCTGTGCCTGTTGGAGAGCTACCTCTTCCGATAGGTTCTGTTTCTTGAATGCAGCAACCACTGTAGGCCACAGGTCTTCGACCTGATCGATGTCCTGTAAAATTTTTTTGGCTGCTACTGGTCCAACCTTGGGGCAACCTGAATACCCATCGGTGCTATCACCTGTCAGTGTTTGAAACATATGGTTCCAAGCTGCAGTGAACTCTGGAATGAGAACAGGCGCATCATCTTTCTGAGGATTGTAGACCATTGCTGGTATCGTCTTGAGGTCTTTGTCCTCACTCACAATAATACAATCATCTGTCGAGGTTGCTTCGATACCTAGTAGGTCATCAGCTTCAAACGTATCAACGATGATGGCACCTAAGCTATCCACCATGAACTGACGTATGAAGGGCAGCATGAGAGGCTTGCGCGTGTCCTTCCTGTTAGACTTGTAGGAAGGTAAGATATCCTTACGCCAGTTATTGGCTCCTGTGAGAAATAACAGGACATCTTGAGTATCCAGTTTATCAGCTACGCCCTGCATGTATGACATAGAATGGTCGATTACATCTTGCTCATACCCATGCAGTGTCCAGATACCATCACCCCAATTGATAGGCTGTTCAGTAGCGGCTGCAGCTTTGAAAGCTATAATGTCTGCGTCAAATAAAAGTCTCATTGTTTTCTTCCTTGGAATACATGCAGGTCTGCAGGTTTGTTGGGTATAAAGGATTGGAGAAGAACTACTGCAGAGGTACGAGCTATATCTCGAAGCTCTTTGTCTTGGATGTTATCTGCAGTCGCACATATTTCAGCAACGATCTTAGCCTTCGCTATCAATAGGGATTCAATATCCACTTCTTCTTCTTCAATCATCGGTCAAAGCCTTCCAGCTAATAGGGTAAAGGGATGCCATGTGCTCACCCAGTAGATCTGCGAACTCTTGTGTTTCACGTTGGGTGTCAGATGCGCTGCGTAGACTGTAGACGCGAGACCAGAACAGGAGACTGCCTGTCCATACCCACTCTGTCTTAACGCCTTGAGGTAGGATTGCTCTGGCTTGTTCAGCACAAACACCTGAGGCAATCATCTTGTCGTAGGCAGCAATCGCATCAATCATTATCTCTAGGTACACCTCTAGGAACTCTTCGCTCCTACGGTGTGCCTCTGATGATGAGCCTTGCTTTACGTCTTTAATGGAATCCCGAAAGAATGTCGGAGTCCAGAATGTGGGTGAGGTTTTAACGTACCGTCTACTGACCTCGTTCCATGTTCCACCGACCTGATGCTTTGCCAATTGCCTTGCGACGAATATGCTGGTGGTGCATCTGAAGGTCGCAACGGGGTGGGAGAATGGGTGGTAGTGTTTCTCTCTTGCGAGGAAGTTAATGAGCCTTTCGTTTTGATTGGGTCCATAGTTCTCTGCCTGTTTGTTGAATGAAACTCTAGCTGCGTCACACACTAGGTCATCGTCACCCATGTGGGTCATGTATTGTACGTCAGTCATAGTACACCTTTAGGGTTAGATTTAATGAAAGCTGGTTCGTTGTGGGTGTGAACTTCGCGGTGACAGTTGGAGCAAAGAAGGAAACATTTATCCACCTCTTCCACTAAGTCTATCCACTTACGTTGGTAGGTAGATTGATTAACTGCAAAGCTCTTCAAGCTCTGATCGTAATGGTGAAAGTCATAGACGTTCTCATGGTACTCACCACCACATCGTTCACACTTTCCACCTTTGTAAGCAACTAGCTGTCGTTTGCGCCATTGTACTTTGTTGCGCTTCCTGATGCTTACAGGATTGCTAGTGTGTGTCTGCCCAATTGTTGCCCACTTTGTATTCTCCTGTGATGGGGCATCGGAAGTCGTAGTATTCTCCAGCGAGTTGAAAAGATTTAACTGCTTGTTGTCCGACATAATCAGCTATCTCCTTTCTTGCTATGAGTTGAACTTCGTCGTGAACGTGAGCTACCTGTGCCCAATCCTCACCCCACTTCAGATCGTTAAGGGTTAGATTTTCATACAGGATGACTGATGCTTTCTTGGATAGGACTGCACCTGCAGACTGGAGTAGGGTGTTAAGGGCTGCATGACCTGACCGGATTGGTAGTTGCCTACCGTCCAGACCTGCAAGGTAACCCTGTTTCTCTACCGCCTCTGCGACTGCAGCGCGTAGTAGTTTGATAGCAGGGGTAGCCTTCATAAACTTTGCGATAAGCTTACGCCCTTCCTTCTCACTACCATTTACAATCGAACCGATCTTGGCTGGACCTGCGCCATACAAGAATCCATAGATGAATGTCTTGGCGTTGTTCCTAGTAGGTAAACCTGCAGCCTTCTGGTTGAGGGTATGGATGTCACCATTGACCACAACATCAGCATAAGAACCATCATCATACTTGGACATGAAGTGTGCCAAGCAGCGTAGCTCTAAGCCTGAAAGATCTGCACCCACCAACGAGTAACCCTCAGGTGCATGGAATAACTCACGGCATTCTTTACCGTAGGCTGCGCCAATGCTGGGGGTCTGCGCTACGTTAGGCTTACTGTGTGTACAGCGACCTGTCGCAGCCCCGTTGGTATTAACACGACCATGAATCTTTCCATCCTTGACCATCTTCAACCAGCCATTTGCACCAGTAGCAAGCTGACCGATACGTTTGTTGATTAGAAGGTACTCGTTCAGAAGTGCAGCCTCAGGATAATCAAGTGTCTTGAGGACAGCTTCGTCTACCTTAGGCTTACCCTGTTCTGTCATCAGTTCAGGTTTCCAGCCGCGCAGCTTTTGCAATCTGTCTGCTATGTGGTCACGGCTGGCAGGGTTGAAGACTACCTCTTTAACTTTGTAGGTAAGCTCACCCTTAACGTACCCTCTGGTCTTGTTGTTTGCTTTAGGTACGAATGGTTCTCTGATTTCCCAAGGTGGGAAAGAAATCTGCAGTTCAGCTTCAAGCTCTGCCTGTCTACCTTGCAGGGTAGATAGAAGCTTATTGGCTGCGCTGATGTCGAAGTTGAAACCTATCTTCTCTTGCTTGCGAATGACTGCAGCAAACTCATGCTCAAGGCTGATGCTTTCTGCGCTGGGCTTCTTGGACATAATCTTTTTGTAGAGGGTCCAGTTAGCTTGGCAGTCTTGCTCGCAGTAATCTTGCATGACCTTAGACCATGAGGTCCAGCCGCCATCGTAATCATCCTTGAGGTTAGATAGCCGTAGGCCCCAAGCCTTTAGACCATGAGAGCCTATGAGATTTCGAGGGAACTCTGTGTTCTTCTTAATGTACCGGAAGTCATTGTCCTTCAGGTCCGACCAGACCAAACGAGACATGATTAATGTGTCATGTATCTCGCCCGTATATACATATCCATATACCTTCTCCAAAGCTGGAAGGTCAAAGTCTTGGATGTTGTGTCCGATCAACATGGTTGCTGTATCCATGATGGTAAGACCAAGCTCTATGGGGATGTAACCTTCCTGATCTGCACAGGAATACACCACACCATTGTCTATGTTTATCATTACCAGTGAGTGAACAGTATCTAGCTCATCCATCAGGCCGTTGGTTTCGATATCAAATAGAAGTCTCATGCTCTCCCTTTCGAGTAGCTGTTAAAAGTCAGGCTTATCGTCATCATCAAAGACTGATGGGTCTTCGACGTTGACCATGCGGCCTGTGTCTTGGTCGTAATGAAGGTAAGCAGCTACACCAGTTTCACCTGTGTACCTGTTCTTCAACACACGCATGGTTGAGATGTTAGGGTTGTCACCCTGTTGGTTTCTTTCGATGGAGATGCACATGTCAGATAGCTGGGCTATCGATGCGGAACCTCGAAGGGAATTGAGACTGACCTGCAGACCTTCTTCCCAACCCTTCTCACCTGATGGTCTTCGTAGGTGAGACACAAGTATAAGCCCGATCCCTGTCTCTTCGACTAGAGACCGGAGCTTAGTCATTATGACATCTATAGCCTTCCGTTCATCGCCATCGTCAACACCTGATACAACAATGCTGAGGTGATCGAGCACAACCCAGCCAACCCCACAACTCTTGGCAAGGTATCTGACTTTGCTGATGAGGTTGTCGGTAGAACAAGAGCCGAAATGATCGTAGAGGAAAACACGACCAGACCCAACGGTGTCATTGAAAGCACACTTGAGAGTATCATCTGACACTCCTTCCTTTGTTAAGTGTAAGGGCTTGTCGATTGCCAAACCCATTAACCCTAGAGCCGTGCGTTTCACGTTCTCTTCGAGGGCTATGTAGCCGAGGCTCTCGCCTTGTTGGATAAGATGATAAGCAATCTCACGGCATACTTGAGATTTACCAACGCCACTTCCAGCCGTTAAGGTAACCAGTTCACCCCTTCTCATGCCTCTGGTCTTTTGATTAAGATCGTCAAAGGGATAAGGGATGGACTGTTGCTCGTCATCAGTTGAGACACTTTCCCAAAGGTCAGTGCCAGCTATGATACCGTCTGGCCTGTAAGCTTTCGCTTGCCACATAGCATCAATCACTTCTTTGCCCCGCCCCTGTACCAACATTTCGTTGGGGTCTTTCAGGGGCAGGGCGGCAATGTGAGCCTTAGATGGAGTCAAGAGTTGAGCAACGTCTATGCTTGCAGCACGACCTGCTTCGTCTTGGTCAAACATGATGACCACTTTGTCGAAACTCTCAACGAAATCTAGCTCACGTTGGATGACACGCTTGGCACCTGCAGCGCCTTGGCTAATGGATACAACTGGAAAGCGGTTGCCTTGCAACTGGCTCATAGAGAGGGCATCGATTTCGCCTTCTGTTATGACCAGCATAGAGTTCTTGCCGCCATCTTTCCATAGGTGTTGACCATACAAGCCAGCTTGCTTTGCATCCCCCAGAAACTTGAAGGTCTTATCAGCGAAGCGGATCTTCTGTGCTACGACTTGGCCTTCACGGTTCTTGTAGTTTGCAACCTGCACCTTTTGTCCACGGTACTGGCTGACGGTGTAGTTAAACTTGCGGCATGTATCTTCTGTGATACGCCGCTTGCCTAACGCTTGGACCTCACCGGATTCGATGAGACCTGCAGCTTTGGTTGGTGCTATATACTCAGTGTCCATGCTGTCACCCTTGAAATATTTTTCACACGAAAAGCAGTAGGAACTGCCATCGGAGTAGACCGCCCGTGCATCGGACGATCCACATTCGCAGGATGTTTTATGCAGTAAGGTTGTATCTGTACTCTGCATACTTGGCTCCATTCGGGGCTGTCTTCATTACAGTGCTGATCGACAGGCCAGCATTCTTCAGGCGATTGATGACTGCAGCTAACCGCCAGATCTGGTAGTTACTCTGAGCCTCTAGTGCGCTGATGGAGCCGTAGGTTTTGAGGTGTTCTTTTACTTTGACTGATTGTGACATGATGTCTCCTAGCTGTTAGGGTTCTAAAAAGAAAAAGGCCCACCCTAAGGTGAGCCAGTGATAGTCGTAGTGTTGGTGCAACCTAACTAAAGATTGCTAATAACCTGTCCGGTTTTATACCAATGTGCGGCATCAAAGTTGGGGCAGGTTTTACCCTTATCCCAATCGACATGACCGGATACTTTGGCGAGCGGGAAGTGATGTTCTTTCCAATCGTCTATCAGTGCTCGAAGGGCATCAAGCTGCTCGTCTGAGTAGTTGACTGCAGCCCCTGATTTATCACGCGTCATACCACCGATCAGGCAGATGCCTCGTGATGTACGGTTGATTGATCGGACATGGGCACCTGTCTTGTCGAGAGGTCTTCCCATTTCTACTTTACCCTTACGGGTGATGACGCCATGATATCCAATGCCCATCCACCCCCTTTCTCGATGCCAGCGGTCAATGTCTTTCGCGCCTATGTCCATCTGAGGTGGGGTGTATGAGCAATGAACCACGATATGTTTGATATCTTTATTCATTTATCCATTCCTGTGGCACAACCTTGGCTGCGTAGAGAAAGCCGTGCTTCTCACACCACATGCCGTAAGTTGTTTTGCTTTGTTTTGAGATTTTTTGGTTGGGGTTTGAGAACACAAACCTCAGGTCCAAGTCTGGGTACTGTTGCTTGACTAACAGGTGCATCTGTCGGTTGGCAGTTACGAAGCGGCCCTTGCTTTCGATGATGATAAGCTTGCCGCTTCTTGTATAAACGTAGAAATCTGGGGTGTACTTTGCTCGACGTTCAGGAACGAGGTATTCAATCTTGTGTTCCTCGTACTCGAACTCGACACCCTTAGAACGTAAGTCGGCGGCAAGGCTTTCTTCTAAGCCCGACCGCCAACCATGTTTCAATGCCATTGCTCTGACATCTGACCTTGTTAATGAACCACCGCCAAGCTTGCGCTTAGAAGTCGGAGTCATCAAAGGCTGCTTCCTTCTCTACGTTCTCGAAGCTATCAGCGACGAACCCATCCTCTTTCTCGAAGAGGTCTACAGCTTCTGAAGCAGATGCTGATGCTGCCAGTTCGATGATCTGAACTGCGCTTGGGCGTAGGGATACACCAACCATGCGAGTGCTTGGCATTGCATATCCGATAGCCTTGAAGGCCACCTTGATGGATGAACCACCTGTCACCTCTTGGTGCGTTGGGGTCTTGTTGCTGTCGAACAGAGCAACAGTCATGGGGCGGGTGCTGCCATCACGCAGGGTGATGTTAGCTTTCTGTTTGAACTTGAAGATGTTGAAACCTGTCAGGTCACCCTGATCGTCAGTCTCTTCTTCGTACAATGGTGCCTCACCA